AAGCCAAGTGCCGAGCGACGCTGTGCTGTATGTGCTGCCAATGCCGAGGTCAACTGACAGCCATAGGCCGGGTTGATTGTCCACGGCCCAAGTGCCTGAAGTGTCGCCGGGGATTGTGACGGACACGATCTGCTCCACGTTTGCCGAAGCCACGTTGACGTGGGCGACGTAGCTACGGCCAGCTCCGCCACCACCACGAATTCCCACCGCGAAGTTACCGGCCAAGCTAGAGGTAACGGCGAACGCCACAGTTATAGTCTTGGCAGAGGCGGTGCCCCACAGCAGGTCTGCCGTGTTGAATCCCTCCACACCTTGCCATAGCGCCACGGCATCAGAAGCCCCCACGGCCCCAGCAGTTGTGTTGGTGATCTTGAGGGCGTACGCCATGCCACTAATCGCCGAATTCACCACCGCCACCCGCTGGATGACCAGAGTGCTCCCGTTAATGCGGGCGTTCTGAAACCCCCAGCGGTCTACCGTGTAAGTGGAGCCGTTGACGGCAAGTGTAACTGCGGCCCCAGCGTTGCGCTGGTCGATAGACATATCGCCGTTGATGATGCGGTTGTTCAGGCCGGATAGCGGGCCACCGTTGATGCTGCTCGCAACGATGGCCGTATTGACGGGAAACGCCGGATTCTGGAGCACCCATTTACCGAGCACTGAATCGTAGACCACAAACACCCAGCAACCCGCATACGGAATGTCGCCGATAGCAAGAGGCGTTCCGTCTGGACGCGACATAAAAGCGGCCGCCGATGCGTCGGCTTTCAAACTGACGGATGTAAGCGTGTTGGCTCCGAGGGCCTTGAACCGAATTTCAGCGCCATGGGCCAGCGTCGGGAAAGCCGGTGTTAGGGCAAGAGTAATTGCGTTCGCGTTTCCACTGGCTACCCCGACAAGATAGCTACCGTTCTGCACCTGCGATAGCGCTGCCTTTTTGGTGTCCAGCTCGTTGATCGCGCCCTGCTGCGTCGTCGCAGTAACACCGCCTGCCGGCGTGTTGCCAACAAGCGCGCCCCCGCCTGCTGCAGCGAGGCCGGCCGCCGACACATTGGGGACGTACCAGATTGCGCCGTTGAACGTGCGCTCCTCTTTGGCGGCGCTGTTGTAATAGCGGTCGCCACCTTGGCGCACCGAGCCATCCGGACGGGTCGTCGGATCGGCAGCATAGCTACCGTAATACGCGTTGCGCGCAGTGACCAAGTTGGCCGCCGCCGCCGTCGCGCTGCCGGTCGCCGATGTCTCCGAAGCTATCGCCGTTGCCGCGCTGTTGGAAGCGCTCAGCGCAGACGCTGCTGCAGCAACCTTGGCCGCCTGCGCATCGATGGCCGCCTGCAGCGTGAGCGGGTTGGCGTCGCCAACGTCGCCTTTCGGTCCCTGAATAGAACCGGACTGCCAAGCGCCCTTCGCCCACACGTACAGCACCGCCGCGATCATATAGGCGTCGCCGTCGCTGTTACCTGTCACAGGCAGCTGCGCCGGCGATGCGAGAATGCCTTTCAGCTCCAGACCGGCTCCGACCAGGTTGCCGGCGAGGTAGTCGTCCCTGAAACCGGAGAACGTCCCCAGCAGCGACGCCACTTGCTGCGCCAGTGCGACGATATAGGCTTGCGTGGGCGCCACGGAATAGGCAGCGTTGTTCGCCGCCACGCCGGCGTAAGACGTTACCAGCGACATGCTGCCCGCCGCTGTGATGGTGTCCACCTCATAGGCCCGGCCGTCCGGGCCGAAGAAGATGGCGCCCGGCGTGACGTAGGTGATGAAGTCCGTCCCGATCCCTGTTACTACCTTGCTGCCGGCGGCCACCGATACCGTGCCGCTTCGATACCAACTCATATGATGTATCCCTCAAAAGAAAAGGCCACCCAATCGGGCGGCCCTTGTATCCGTGAGTGCGCGGCAATCAACCTGCCGCGCACTCTCCAATTTCTGCGATGACGTCCCGCGTCACCTTGACCGCCTGCGCGACCGTGGTGGCGGCAGCAAGCCGATCCTTCCCGACAACACGCACCGCCTCGATGGCAGGGCCTGCGCTGCGCGCGGCGTCGCCGCGTGCCTTGACCCGCATGGCCACTTCGTTCAGCGAACTGCCTGAACGACTTGCCTCTGCCTCGATCCACATGTAGATGCCCGGTGGCGGGCTGTCGAATGCAAGCACGGCGCAGGCCTCCCAATACTTTTCGTTGTAAATGGCCGCCTGCCCGGCAAGGCTGGTCGCGAATCGCTCGCGCGCCTGCAGCGCCGCCTGGTCGATTTCATACCGCCCCGATGCCACCGCATCGCCGAGGCCGTCGAATGGGTGAAGGTCAAGCCGCATCGATAGTGACCTCCAAGTCGCAATAAGGGAACGATTCGACGCGCACCAGATAGATGCCAGGCCGTGCGAAGGTCAGGCAAATATCTGTCCCGTCCGCGATCCCCGTCTGCGTCACAGGCCCCGTCACTGCGATCCGCGCGCCGGCAGGCACGCCGGCGATCACGACCTCGTCCGTTCCGTCCGCAGCGGCAACCACCGCAGAGAACACCGCCGGGTTGGCCGGCCGGGATACAAGCCCGCCGTCAACGACGTACTGTGTGCAGACGTCTGCACTTCCCTCCAGAACAAAGCGCCCTTGCGCCTCGTCCTGCTGTAACTCGAACATGGATTCAGGAATGCGCCCGGTCTGCAGGATGCGCCCTTCGTTGTTGTGGATGATGTAATCCCTCACCGCCTTGTCTCCAAAATTGCCGCGTTAATTTGTCCCGATCTCGCATATCCTGCGTTGTCAGCACTCACTATAAATGTGTACGTGTGCGTGCCGGCGCCGGGATAATCGATGTACACGCATGTTGCGCTTTGCGACCTCTCCACTCCTGAATTGTTTAATCCCGTCGTTGAAATCGAATTAATCGCGGTACCATCACGAAAAATTGTCAAACCGGTGGTGCCGGAATAGGCGTCTCCAGTCGGACTCCAAAAAATACCCACCCCTGTCACCGCCAAGTAGATCGGCGCACCATACGCATTGAACGTGACCGACGCGCTGCCGATACCGGACGCCGACGCCATCGTGGTGACGGCATTGCCGGCAATGGTCAACGTGTCCACGGCCGCGTTCTGGATGTGCGCAGCCTTGATCCACGCATCACCGATGAACGCCTGATTGATGAACACCTGGCCGTTCTGCACGACGAACGGCGTGGTGAGCCCCCCATCCGCCTCGTTTACGACCGCCACACGTTGCGCGCTTAACAGGATCTGCGATTCGACAGCCGGCCCGTTGACCTCCACACCCACCGCGATGCCGGCCAAATATCGACGCCCACCCGCAGTCACTTGCGTTTTCAGCGTGTACTGCGCCGCCAGCTTCCCATCGGTCTGCGCGAGCGCCTGGGAGGTCTGCTGGACCGCCGCGCTGGCGTCATTGGCCTTCGCCTGCGCCGTATCGATGCGCACCCCCAGCGCGCCGTCCGCGTTCACACGCGCGGTCTGCTCGCTCTGCACTGCCGCCGCCGTCTGGCCAGCCTGCGCCACGACCGTATCGATACGCTGGCCCAGCGCGCCATCCGCGTTCACGCGCGCGGTCTGCTCGCTCACAATCGCCGCAGCGTTCTGGCCGACAGCCGCGCCGACCAGGTCGACCTGCTGGGCCAGTGCGGCGTTGTCGGACTTGCTCTCGGCACGGACAGTCTCAATTCGCGTGCCGACCTTCTGCGTCGTGTCGGTCAGCGCCTTGTCGCCGTTGATCATGGCGAGCAGCTGGTTCGCGGCCAGCTCGTCCGTGGCCTTGCCATTGAGCAGTTCATTCACCCGGTCCACCATCGGCCCGATGACCTCCTCCGCGTCCTCGATCGGCTGGAGCAGATCCTGCGCCAGCTGCGTCTTGCCGATGACGCCGCCCAGGTAGCTCAGGATGGACGCTGCGTCCGTGCTGGTCTGGCCAGCCACACCCGCGCCCGCCGGATAGAACGCTCCGGCATTGCCCATGCGGTCCACCAGCCGCACCCAAAAGTAGCGCGTCTCCCCCGCATTCAGGCCGCCCAGCACAAACGAACTCTGCGGCGCCGCGAGGGAATCCACCAGGACGGCCGTGCTTCGGTCCGCACTGGTCGACTGCCACAGCTCCGTGCCGCGCAGGTAGTCCAGGTCGCCAGGCGGCAGGGACCAGCTGACGCCGATCCCAAACGGCCGGGGCGACGTCACCAGCCCGGCCACCGCCGAGACGGTCGCGCCATGGAGCACGCGCTGGTACGCGGGCACTGCGGAGATGTCCTGCCGCGCACCGCCGAACGAATTGAAGCTGACGAACTTGAACCACATCGTCTTGCCAATCCATTCGCTCGGGAACGTCCAGCGAAACAGGGCGCTATCGAGGAGCGCGAATGAGGCGCCCTCCGCATGGTCAACGATGGCCGGGCCATACGCGCCGCGCACCAGGTAGGAAAGGTCATACTTGCCCACCGCCGTCAGCACGGCCGCCGAGTAGGCGATGTACTCGCCGTCGACGTAGCACGTGCTGACGAGGCTATCCGCGTTCGATTGACTGACCGGGGCAAGCGTGCCGCCGGCGGCCGCGACGTCGACCGACAAGGTGTGCGTGACATCGAGCGCGCCACCAGCCGCAAGCGGCGCCGTCAGCACGCCGTGCACGGCCTTGCTGCGCGCGGTTCCAACCCGCTGATAGCTGGTTCCGTCCGCCGACACCCACACCTCGCAGCCGCCCCAATTCGCACCACCGGAGAGCGCCATCCAAACCTGCGACGCGCCATCCGTCAGACGAGCGGGCGGCTCGAACAGCACCGGCGTGTTTACATTGCCGGGTGGGACCGCATAGTTCGGCGCGTTGTTGCCGATGTCCGGCACCGGCTGCTGCGCACGGTTGCTGCCCAGCGGGTAGTCTTCCGCCTTGATCACCAGCTGGTCGTCGCCCTCCTCTGAAATTTCCGTAATGAGGACCGGCGTACCGCCAAGGAACTTGCGCTCGTAATTGAGCGCGACCACATCCATCGGCTCCAGCCGTGCGTACTTCCACGGCAGGCGGAACTCATAGGTGTTCAGGATGTACAGCGAGCGGTGCAGCAGGAAGTTGGCGGCCGCCTGCGCAACGGCAGCATCCGCGATCTCCCGCATGTCGACCACGTCCATCGAGCGCAATCCATTCAGCTCGATGTCCGCGTCGTCCTTCGCCTCGGCGATGTTGTCGTTGTAGTCGTTCGCGCGGTCGGGAAACTTCACCCGCACATGGTTGTAGGACTGCTCGGTCGACTTCTGGAAAACCTTGACGGCATCGCCGCCCTGGTCGTACAGGAAGTCGTCCTCGTCCAGGTCATAGACTGGCGCGATGGTCGGCGTGTAGGTGGCCAGGCTGCTCGCTGCGGCGCGGTCCGAGTACGGGACAATTTTGAACTGGCCATCCGAATACACGCAGTCGGCAAAGCCGATTGTCAGCAGTGTCTTGATGTAGTCGAAGGCGCCGCGCTGCTCGGTGTAGGCCGGGCTGACCCACAAGCCATTGGCGAGACAGTAGGCGCGGAACTGCGCCATGTCGCCCAGGGCCGATGGATCAATGCCGACACCCTGCTCCACGTCCGTCAGGATCGCCGTGATCACGTCCGCGATCTCGGCGTCCGGCACCGACACGCCGTACCTGCTGCCCACGCTGCCGGGCGCCTGCACTTCGAACGTGTGATTGCCCAGCCCTGCGGACGAACCCAGGTCGTAGGCGCCGCTGGCGACGTACGCAATGCCACGGTAGGCCAGCGCGCGATCCGGATGCGTGGTCAGGAAGTACGGATACGGCGTCTGCGTGTTGCTGCCGTTATAAAAATCGAGCCGCAGCTCGCCGAGGGAGCTTTTCTCCTTGTCCTTCCAGACCCGTCCAATGCCCTGCAGCGGCCCTGCTCCGAGCGCCATGGCCGCCGCCACGGTGTACGTGTAATCGGTGGTGCCACCGCCGCCAGAGCCGCCCTTGCCAGTGCGCTGGCTGGACTTGTGCGGGATGGACTTGAAGTCCTCGTACTGGATCAGGTTCGGCGCCACGCGCTGCTGTCCAAACACCCATGGGATGGGCCGGCCGTAGCTCGATGTTTGCAGCTGTAGCGACGAGATTACCGGCGCGCTGCTGCTGACGCTGCCGCCACTCTTGAACAATCCGCCCATGCTACTCCTTCAATGAATAAAAACCGCGCAGGCGCTCCTGCAGCTCCGCGCTCTTGCTGACGTCCGTGAGTACGACCGCACCGTGGGCGATGTATGCGTGCAGCACCAGCGGCCACTCGATGACCAGCGCGCCGTGGCTGACGCACCGGCCGAACTGGAACAGCGCGATGTCGCCCGGCAGCGGCGTCTCCACTGGCTCGGCCAGCGCCTCCACGCCGCCGAGGTAAATCTCGTCGCTGCGGTGCATGTGCCAGTCGTGCGGATAGGGGCGCGGATCGACGTCCGGCCCAATCAATCCACATGCGCCGTAGACCCGCACCATCAACATGACGCAATCGACGCCAGCGCCCTTGACGTCGGCGTGATGGTGGTACGGCGTGCTGAGCCAGCTGATCGCCTCCCTGACGACGTTCTGGCGCGTTTCCGGGGTCATACCGCCACCTCCGGAGGGGGAATGAATGGCGTGCCCTTGAAGTTGCTCAGGTTGGCAAACTTCAGACAGCCATTCGCTCCGCGTGTCCGGTCGCAGCCAGCGCGCACGAAGAACGTGTCGCCGGGCGCCAGGTCGAACACCAGCGGGTAGGACAATTCGAACACGCCGCCCAGGAACGACTTCACGGACCGGCGCACGCCCGCGTTGGCGCCGCCGGTGAAGACCAGCTCGCCCAGTTCGAAGAACTGATCGGGCTGGCCCAGGTTCGCGGAAAACGAATAACGGTTCGGCGCGTCCAGCACAGCCGCGCTCGATGTGTATGCGACCTTGGAAA